TTGGTGGCGATTCAACTGTTGGCTTTAATGCTGACAAAGTTAAGACTTCTGCTGGTATCATTCAGTTACGTCCTAATGTTTTCTTAAGAATTGAGCAGACAGCTCCTTTAGCTTCTGACAATCCTTCTGCACCTACTAAGCCAGCTTCTGTTGCTGTCGCTGTTCAAGCCAAGACAACAAGTCGTGGTTTCCAAACAGGCGAGTATGCAACTTACGCATTTGAAGTTACTGCAATTTCAAAATCAGGCGAGAGTGAAGCAACTGTTGGTGGAGCTTCTGCTGTAGTTACTTCTAGTGACAATGAAGTTAAAATCACTATTGGCCGTGGTGCGGTTAGTGGTAATGATTTAACTGAAGGTTATAGAATTTACAGAACAAGAATTGCTGACGGAGCTACTGGTAAGAAATTCTTTATCAAAGAAATATCTTCTGACGGAGCATCAACAATTTACCTTGATGGTAATGCTGATCTTCCAGGTCTTGGAACTGCTTATATTGGACAAATGGATGAGTCAGTAATGACTCTTAGAGAACTTTCTCCAATGTTAAAGTTCCCTCTAGCAACTATTGCTTCTGCAATACGTTGGATGCAGTTGTATTACAACACTCCAATCGTATTCAGACCTAGAGGTTGGACAATTGTGAAGAACATCGGTCGATTAAAAGACGGAATCCTTTCACTATAAAAAATTGTTTAAGTAAATGATTGGGGAGATTGGTTTTAAAATGCCATCTCCCCTTTTTTGAAAAAAGTTAGATTGGAGCGAAAATGAAACTATTTAATGAAAAAATGGCGAATCAAAAATTCGTTACTGGCAAGGGTGAGATCGTTGTAGACAGCAAAGGTTTCATGGACGTTGAAGATAAAGAGTTAATCGGAATTTTTTTAACGCAAGGGTGGAATGAAGCACCAGAATCAACAAAAATCGAAGAGCCGACAGAACCAGAAACGGTCGAGCCAGAAGTTGTTGAGGAACCAGAAGTTGTTGAAGAAGTTGTCGAAGAAGCAGAAGTTGTTGAAGAAAAAAAACCAAAATCAAGAAAAAAACGACCAGTGTTCCAAAGGAGTAAGTGATGGTAACAGAGATAAAAGACTTGAATCTTCCCTCAGATCAGGGCCAGATCGAACTGGAAGAACACTCAAGGTATTCAAAGGCCAAGAAAGTAATCCCTGGCTCTTTCTACTTCGTAAGAGAGGACAACAGGACAGCAGTTCCGATCGACCTCAAGACGACACCACTAGTAGGGAACAACAAAGCCTTCCGAGTGATTAGTGATGCAGATTTTTATTTTAATCTAAGTCAAGGTGGAGTTATCGCAGCGGCCACTACTGATATTTTCGTTCCAGCGAAAACAGAAGTTCTAATCGCTACTAGAGAGTTTGATTACATCAATGTAACAGGTACAGGATTTATCCAAGGTGCCGAGGTGAAGTAGACATGTTTAAAACAGTAAATTATCTGTTTGCGACATATCTTCAGACTAGCGAAGCTGGAGCAAATAAAATTAAGAATGTAAAAAAAGTTCGAGCTGGTAAGGCCGAATTTTATTTTGATATAAGCGAAGAAGATGCTGAGAAATTGCAATTAAAATTCCATGAGAGTTCATGTTCTGAATTTGAAAGATTGCGAAAACAGACCATTGATTTGTGCTATGGGTTAATACCTTTTTTAATGGTCTTGGGAGACAACTTTAGTGGGTAATTTATATAATTTCAAACATGGTGGACAAGGTAAAGTTAGAACGAAACTTTATGCTGTCTATGCTCAAGGGAAAGCTCCAAAGGCAAGGGTATAACTATGCTCGAAGCCTTTATTGTAAAGAACCAAACATTGGAAGCAATCGTATCGGTCGCTTCTGAAGAATCATTAGAGGCTTTTATTGTAGAGAATCAAACTTTAGAAGCAATCGTGGAGGAAGCATGACCTGTGGAATAGCTAGTTACTTTGAGTTTTATCCAGGCTCAGACGACACGTTGAAAATTAATTTAAAGACTAAAGACTCTGAAGGATGTGTGGAAATTTTTGCATTGGTATCTGGTGACGTTTTAACAGTCACACTACCAACCTCTACAGGATTTTTAGAGTTAACAGGTGTGAGAGTCGTTGTTGATAGCCTGCCATATGGACAGATCCATATTGATCTTACCGCAGCAGAAACAACAGATTTAGTAAGTGGAACGATTCAGATTAAGATCGTCAGAGGAACTCTCACCAAATATGCCTTCGTAAGAAATGGCCTATTAAAACTTAACCTATCGGATTGCTAAAATGGTAGATGCTGTAAATCAACGGACTACATCGAACACTCTGATTATCTCTGCTGAAGAAGTTAGGGAGAATTTTTTGTTTGGTGTAGATTTGACCGATGACAACGGAAACGAAATGAGTAATAGACTCATCGAATTTTATATTCGTTCCGCTCAGAGTTGGTTAGAAAAAAAGATCCCTGGAGTTTCATTGTGTCCAAAGCAAGTTGTTGAATGGCACGATTATAGACTCGGGGATTATATTAGTTACAATTTTATAAAATTGTTTCGCTATCCTTTAATTTCTGTAGAGGATGTTTCAATACAATTTCCGATGTCCGAAAATATTCTATCGTTCGATCCTTCATGGTATCGGGCAGAGTCGGTAGGATCTCAAATAAATTTATTCCCCACGCAGGGAACTTTTAGTTCAATAGTTTTATCTCAAGGTGGATCTTATATCCCTCTAGTTTATTCTGGCATTGAGTATGTTCCTCATATGATGAGAGTTACATATACCGCTGGTTTTAAGAGAGGAGAGATTGATCCTCAGTTGAAAGACATCATAGGTATGAAGGCTTCGATGGGGCCATTAAATATCGCTGGCGATTTAATTGCTGGTGCTGGTGTAGCATCGAAATCAATTTCACTCGATGGACTTTCACAAACCGTTAGTACAACTTCTTCCGCCACTAACAGTGGTTATGGTGCGAGGATAGGACAGTATGAGAAACAAATAAAAGATTCTCTAATTGGATTGCAGAATTATTATACTGGATTGCAAATGGTTGTTAGTTAACGTATGGTGGTGGCATAAAGGAGATTTTATGCCAAAAATACTAAAACTAGAGAATAAGAAATTTGAGAGATGGGTTGTTTTAAGAAAGAGTGAAATTAAAGGAAAGAGAGGGGAGATATATTGGGATTGTTTATGCAAATGTGGTGTTGAGAGAAGAGTTCGAAGTGCTGGATTAACCTCTGGTGATTCAAAATCCTGTGGATGCCTTCACAGAGAAGAACTGAAAGAACGACTCTCCAAAAATCCTATCGCTAAAGCAAGCACCAATAAACATAGAACATCACTCTCTCCAACATATATAAGCTGGCAAGGCATGAAAAGAAGAGTGAGATCTTCAAAGACTTATGTCGAAAAGAATATCCAAGTTTGTAAAAAATGGAGCAAGTTTAATGGTTTCATTGAGGACATGGGAGAGAGGCCAGAAGGAAAGACGTTAGATAGGATTGATAATTATGGTGACTACAAGCCTTCGAACTGTAGGTGGGCAACACCTAAAGAACAGGCGAGGGAGAAGATAGGTAAGACAAGAGATCCTTGGTCTACTAACCTGAAAACTCCGAATGAGTATAATAGGACTAGTTATGACGAGAAATATAAGAGAACCGAGTGCAAAAAAACCTAAGAGAGTCGGATTAATCCCACAGGACTTTGACACTCTAGTCGAGCATCAAGGTGTCTACACAAGAATAACACCAGTTTTAGTTTGCCCGAATAAAGATAGTAAGTATGGAACGAATCATGATTTGGATTGTCCTCTATGTAGAGGCAAGCAGTTTATAGATATTGATGAGAAGTCTTTTTGTGAATGGGTTTTCATGCAATCTATAAAAGTTGAGAAGCAACTTGATGTCCAAGGTATTTGGGATGTGAAGGATTGCCGAGTTTCAACCAAAGCAACGACTCGACTTTACTATCAGTACAAAGTTGAGATGCTTGATTTCGAATCAATCTTCAATGAACTAGTGGAACGAAAGTCTACTGGGGATGTAGATCTTCTTAGATATGATGCTGTTAGATCATGCTCTACTGATTTCATAGTCGTTGATAAAAATAGAAAATTTTATGAAGTAGATAAAGACTACAGAGTAGATGACAAAAATTTGACCTGGATAGGCGATAAGCCAACTGGACTTTACTCTATAAGCTATCCTGTCCATCCAACTTTCAGAATCATCGAATTAATAAATGAAAATAGAAATTATTATGATGTGGTTAAAGGTCAAAAAATTCCAATAGACTTACCACAGCAGGCAGTCATGAGACTTGACTACATGCTTGAGAATGGGAGCTTAGAGCAACGATGAACTTCAGTGTAGCGAGTAAGCTAGAAGAACTTGGATACAATGTATCTGCTATAGAGGCAGCGACCGTAGAGTCGTTTAAAATGTCTGTAGGTAATCTAGCGAAGTCTGCACAGAACGAATGGATCAGGTTGGCTCAACAAAAATTAAAAACTTCTCGAGAAGATTATATCAACGGCTTGAGAATGGCCGAAAGTTTCTCCATGAGTATGGTTGGAGCGACAACCAAGTTCGAAGTTCAATTGGTCGGTAAAATGGCTAACAACTATGAATTTGGAATGGCCTCTTACGATATGAAGGCAGTAAGACCTGGTTGGTTGGGCGGTGCAAAGGCTAAAACTTCGAAAGATGGAACGAAATATATTTCGATTCCTTTCCGTCATTCAATCGGTTCGGCAGCACGGCTCGCCTACAGTGGTAAAGCAAAAAGAGATGACCTCTCGAAAGAGCTTCGTAAAGTAGCGAAAGATTATGGGCTTAACCGAATGTTGAGAACAGCATCGGGTGGAGTGGTTACAGGGAGTGTTAAGAGAGTTCCAAATTCTGCTCCTGTCCATCCATATTTGAGAGGGCTTACCAGAGTTCAACATAAAACTGGTGGACACACTTCGAAAGGGAAGGAACGAGGATCTAGTTCTCTAATGACCTGGAGGATTATGTCCGAAAAAAGTCCTGCTAGTAGTTGGATACATCCAGGCATCCAGGGTGCGAACATACTTAGGGATGTTGAGATCTGGGTTGATAACGAGTTAAATAGTTTGATAAATATCATGATGGGAGAAGTACGATGACATTGCCACCAGGAGCCTTTCAATATCCCAACCCTGGAACGAATTCAGAAACATATTTTGGAGTCCATCCAGTAGACTTCACTTTGGAAGTTGTCATCAAAGCAGGGATGGAATGGTTTTTGACCACACCAGAGGCTCCAGATTTAGTTTTTGGGCACCTTAAATCAACTTGGCTCAATAGTCGTTATGGTCAAGCTAAGATTGATGATATAGGCGATTTTATCAAGAAATACGATATCCCTATTGTCCAACACTGGTCATTGATCGCAGAAAAAAGTCCATGCATCTCAATTCAATTATTGGATGCCAATGAGGAAGAAGCGAGGGCAGCGTTAAACGATCATTCAGATATGCTCGATGTTTTGGATATGGAAAATAACGTGATAGGTCGGACACAAATTGGATACTCTCCAATTGTTGACCAGATGCATATCGGCATTCACTCTAATCAAACTCCAGACCTCACAAAATATTTATATTACCTAATCATATATTTACTAAATGGTTTTAAGTCTCAACTACAAGAGAAAGGGATGATGCTCACGACCTTTAGAGCGACCGATATTTCTAGGTTGAACGAATATTTACCAGAAAATATTTATTCAAGGTTCATAAACTTCACATCATTTACTATCGCACCGTATAAGAAAGATGCCCTTCCGATAATAGAAGAGATACTCGGTGTTCATGTTCCAGATGATAGAAGTGGAGACACAGAGGCGACAGATTCCGCCACTTCAGATGGAATGAGATTTGTAGATTTAACATAATATTATTCGAGAGAGGTTGAGTGATGGATGACAAAAAGAAGGTTTTTAAGAAAAAAGAAATCAAAACGGAACGAGAAGTGAGAGACAAACGACAAGAAATTCTTGATTCAAAAATGCCCGAGTGGCAGAAGCAAGAGTATATTGAGCAACTTTTCGGAAAGAAAAAAGAAGTTAAAGGAGTTCCATTTTCAGTCTATGCAAGACTAAAAAAGGTTCCAGAGCAGTTACATAAAGCGATGTTAGTTTTTCCCAGTGTCAAAGGTGTCGAAACAGCTACACTTGAAGAGTGGGATAGGATTTTTAAGAATTTTTAAGGGAGATTAATTATGTCTATTAAAAGAACATTTAATGGAGCTAATTATCAAGCCAGGTGCTTACTCTCGCATTATCGTTGAAAACCTTACTGGTTTCCCTCTACAGCCTACTGGCATTGTTGGGATAATCGGTGAAGCAGTAGGCGGTGAACCAAGGGTGCTGGACATTCTAAGCAATACTCAAATCCAAGATGCTAAAGCTCGCTACAAGAGTGGGCCTATAGCAGATGCATTAGAGTTGTTAGTGAATCCATCCAAAGATCCAAGGGTAGCGAACGGAGCTTCTACGATTGTAGTTTACAAGGTCAACAGTTCAACTCAATCTGCATTAGATCTAGATTCAAATCTAGCTTCTGCAATTCTTAATTTAAAATCTAAGAATTATGGAGAGGACGAAAATCTTTTAAACTTACTAGTAAGTGAGGGAGAGACTGTAGACGCTAATGCTAAATTAGCTGGAACGATTGCTGGAGATTTCACTCTAGCTGGTGCTGAAACTCTAATTGTTAGAATCAATGGAGTTGATTATACTTTTACAAATACTTTATCAGGTCTTACTACAGCGGCAGCGTTAGTAGTAGAAATGATGGATGCTGGAAAGTGGGCACCTTCAAAACCGATCATCACAACTCAAGACGCTGGACTCCTATCAGTTGAGATTGACACTGTTGCTTTGCCAACAGCTAAACTTGATTATGGATACCTAAAAGTAGATGCTACATCTACACTTGACACTATTGTCGGTCTTTCAGGATCAGATAGAGGTGTTAAAGGCTCTAGAGTTTTCGTAACTAAGAAAGATAATTCAGAAGAAATTTCTTTAGAAATGGGTGCTGTTTCTCATCTTTCAATTAAGTATGTTGGAGCTGGAACTCTTGCGAAGCTATCTGTAAAAAGTGCTGCGAGCGAGTTAAGACTTCAAACAACTATCTCAGGTCAACCAACTCACGATCTTAATATTCTTTTAGAGGATGCTTCAGGTGTTCCTCAATTGTCTATGAAAGGTCTATCAGATCTTATTAACTCCAATGTTAACTACGAAGCAAGTGTAGTTGGAACGGAAAGTAAGAATGCAAGTGAACTTGATTTTTATGACGATGTTGTTTTCGATGAAGCTGTTCTGTTAAACGCAGACCTAGAAGTGTATGTAGATTATTTTAATACTCTCAGCACATTCGTTGAAGCTACTAAAGTTTT